GATGCGCTCTTTAACGAACGCCTTTAATGTGGATGGGTGAACGTGGGTCTTGGTCTTGGGATCAAAACCTTTACTCTGTAGCATGCCAACGACATCTCCCGCTACATTGTCTTCGCCCTTACCAAAGGACACAGTGATATCGTTCTTGATGATATCGTCCAGCCCGTTATCGCGTAACCAACCCAAGGCTTCGTCCTTGCGGTCCTTGGGTATCGAGGCAGACACAATCATCTTGCGCTCGACTACAGCACCGTCTACGTCAAGACGCTCGACGCCCATCTCGTCCATCAGAACAGGAATGTTCTCAACGGACAGCTTGTGCTTCTCTTGTTTGAGTGCCTTCAAGTGATCCTCCGCATCGCTGATTTGCTGCTCAACATTGCGCAGGGTTCGAACCAGTTGACTTAGCTGCTTTCCGGTTCCAGTATCGACAGACGCCAGAGCATCTGATTCGTCGAAGTAGTCTTCAAATATATCATTCATAAGTTTTTCCTCTTCAGGGTTGATTTATACGGTAGCCTCGTGCTATCCGTACAGAAGACAATAGTGGAGGTATATGATGGATGTCAACTACAATTTTAAACTAAAACCGTTTGACCATCAAAAACAGGCGCTCAATACAGGGTGGGATCGTATTGAGTTCGGGCTGTTCATGGAGATGGGAACAGGCAAATCAAAGGTTCTGATCGATAACATGGGCATGTTGTACCAAGCTGGGCTAATAGACTTTGCCTTGGTCATTGCTCCCAAGGGCGTCTACCGCAACTGGGTAGCCAAAGAAATCCCCGAACATATGTCCGACGATGTCCCTCACCGCGTTATACGCTGGGTGTCCTCGCCAAACAAAAAGCAGCAAGAGGAGATGAGATCGGTCAAGGACCGCTTCGAGGGCCTGACTATCTTCGTCATGAACGTCGAATCGTTCTCCTCGGTCAAAGGTAAAACCGCTGGTGAATGGATGGGTCGTGCGCTGGGCTCGAATGGTCTAATCGCAATCGACGAATCAACCACCATCAAAAACCATAAGGCCAAGCGCACCAAAAATCTGATGAAAATCGCAGACATGTTCAAGTACAAAAGACTATTGACAGGGTCTCCGATAACAAAAAGTCCGATGCATATTTATTCGCAGTGTGAATTTTTACGGTCGGGCTTGCTGGGGTATGATAGTTTCTATGCGTTCCAAGGTCGGTACGCCGTCACGCAAAAGCGCATCATGGGACATAATTCATTTCAACAGATCGTCGGGTTCAAGAACCTCGATGAACTAACATGGCGCATCGAAAACTTTTCCTATCGGGTGCTCAAAAAAGACTGCCTCGATCTGCCCGAAAAAATCTACACCGCTCGATACGTCAACCTGACCGACGAGCAACTGAAGATGTACAACCAAATCAAAGAGCAGGCTCTCTTGCTCCTCGATAACGGGGACCTCGTGTCTGCACCCGCGGTCATTACCCAGCTTCTCAGGCTGCAACAGATTATGTCCGGACACCTCAAGACAGATGACGGCGACATCCTGACCTTTAAGTCATCGCGCATGGATGCCCTGACCGAGATCATGGATGAGCATGACGGCAAAGCAATCATCTGGTCTCGCTTTCGATACGACATCCAACAGATCACAGCCATGCTGAACGAGAAGTTCGGAGCGGGGTGTGCCGCATCATACTACGGCGATACGTCCGACGATGAACGCAACCGCATAGTTCAAAACTTCCAAGACCCAAACCACCCGCTCAAGTTTTTCGTAGGCAATCCAGCAACCGCTGGGTACGGCCTGACGTTGACCGAAGCAAACCTCGTGGTGTACTATGCAAACGACTTCAATCTGGAAACTCGGATCCAATCAGAGGACCGCGCTCACCGGATCGGACAAAAGAATAATGTGACCTATATCGATCTGATTACCGAAGGCACAATCGACGAACGGATCGTCAAGGCTCTTCGAGCCAAGATCGATATCGGCGCAAAGGTACTAGGCGAGGAAGCAAAAGAATGGCTAAGTCTAAATCCCACGAAGAAGTAATCGAAGCAATCTGCGATTACAAAAAAGGATGGACCAACCTGAAAAGCGCAAAGGAGGAGCTCGGTGAACTAGCTGGGCTCTCCCCCGATATAGCAGGGGCGCTGCTCAAAAATATGAAGCGCAGCAACGTCACACAAATACGCGGGTACTCTAAAGAAAAAGACTACCAAATCGCAGGGAAAAAGGGAAAGCCTAACGAGGCAAAAAAATAACCCCAACCGTTGCAGTGCGAAACCTAGCCGGGTCGGGGTTAGTTTATGAGGGCAAATAAGGCCACAGGCGTGAACCTATTCGAGCAGTAATCAAATTGTAGCAGAGTTTTCTAACTCTGCATAGGCTTTTCTAACCAAAACAGACAGTTGTCGAGCCATGTTCCTCTGTTCTTTGCCAGCCATCTCACGAAGCATCTCGTGATCATCGAGCAGCATAGCCACGTTTCTAAACTTAGGCAGTGGCGGCTCGAGCTTTTGTTTCTTAGCCATAAGTAATCCTCTAAAAGTTGTCGCCCACAGGTAGCACACATGTGGGCGACACGCAAGTTACGTCTCGTAATAGTACATCGTCTCCGTTCCCACGTTCTCCATGGTCTTCAGAGCCTTCTTGATGTTCTCCTCAGAGGCACCCACAAGCTCAGACAACTCTCTCAAGCTATATAAGTCTGGCGCATCGCCATCCCCCATCGCCTTTCGAAGGTTGTTATGCAAACTTGCAACTTGGTCCTGCGGACCCACGCTCTGGGCCTTGATAACCCGCCACGGCGTGTCTCCTTTGACATCCCCCGAGTTCGGGATCATGACAGCGCGTGTCTCCAACCCCTCCTCGAGGTCAAAGGCTTTCACCACCTTGGCAGGGATAAAGCACCGCTCTCCCTCGTCAGTAATCCCAAACGCTGTTTGAGTGTCCATTATGTCCAAGACAATAACCGATGCCTCTTTCAAGATGTCGTTAAAAATTGGGTTCGTATAGTTCGCCATTTGCTTCTTTCTCCTTTATGTAATTTAGTTCGTCTACTAGCTGCTCGATCCTCGGATCTGCGGTTTCTTCCCACAGTATGTCATCGATCTGTTTATCTAATTCTTTAATCCTCGTCGGGATGTACGTTAGAAACGGGTTCATCTTTTCTCCTCGGTAATCCGTATCTCGATTTAATCTGACGTAATGACTTGATCGTCAGACCCATGATGTCAGCCGCATCGTTCAAAGACATCTCACGTTGCAGCAACTTGTTTAGCATCGCCGCATCCTTGGATAACGACAACTTCGGACGCCCACCCTTATTCACGCTGGTGTGCTTCTTAAACCCGTTCAACGCGCTGTTGCTAACCCCACCATTCCAACGCGGGTTTACCACCTTGTCCTTGATGTTCTGAGCCAACCATGCCTGTCGATACAAATCCTCGTACTTAATGCGCTCAAACTCTGTCATATCAGTTTTCCCGCCTCTCGAAGGTTCTTGACGTAAGTGTCAAGCTCCTCACGCGCAGCAAACAACTCTCGCTGCACGTTGGGCCGCGCATCACTGCGATACCGCTCGTCCTGCAACGCATCAACCTGACGCTTGAGCCAGCTTAATTGTGCCGATTGAAATGTCGTTAAGTCTTGATCACCCATTGTCTACCTCCGGTCTAGCTCGAGGACGAACGATCCTCGAAACCTCTTCTGTCACTTCGCAAAACATCATGATGTTGTTACCATACAAGTCATAAAGCTCCTCGTACAAGGGCATCGCTACGTCGTTCTGCAATACCTCCTGACAATGGTCCTCGTTCTCGAACCAAACCACCGTCTCAAGCTCCTTGCCTTGCACCTCATAATGCAAAACCAACGCTGTGAAATATTCAATCATCATTCACCTCCTCGTTTTCGTCATGCGTATCAATGCCCGTAAACTTTATCGTGCAGCCGCCGTTCTTACCAAAATCAAACGATACATACTCAAAGTCTACCCGACCTCCGCTGATCGATCTGATGCTGGAACACCAGCTTTCAAACTCCTCCTCAGTCATCACCAATCACTCCCGAACACCTTGCGAAAGATTTCATCCAACATTCGATCCATCTCCTTATCGGTCATTGCGCTTCCTCCATGTGACACATGATACAGCGCCACCCGTTGCAGCCTCAATCGCTACCGCATGGTCAACCGTAGGCAACGCTTTCCCCGACATCCAACGCGACAACGTAGGCTGCGCAATGTTAAGGTTCTTTGCGAACTCATTGGCTGATACACCATTCTTGCGAAGCCACTCACGCAACACCACCCCCTGCGGTTTCTCAAATACCCATCGCTTCTGGCTCGGAACCTTCGGTCGAGAAAAATCCTTGGACATGAGTAGCTGCTGCTGAATAACCATCGTCTGACGCTGCGCTTCGATCACCGCTTTCTGACACTCAAATAAATATTTGAAGTCCGGATTTTCATCAACTTGAGGCTGCGGCTCCGCTTGCATTTCTTTCTTGGGGTTGCCCCTTAAATCATCAACCACAGTTTTATCCAGAAGCGATGGGTGTTTGAAAAAATTCGAAGAAATCCAATCCAAAGTATCCTTCAACATTAACGTCTCGTCCATCTTGAAATACGCTGCAAGCTCCTTAACATACGCTCGCAACAATCTCTCGCTGCACTTGTTATGCTCGACCTTCGTAATCCAAGGTTGGGATCTGTTGATCGCCTTCGCCATAGACGTTTGAGTATAACCCATTTGCTTGCGAAGAACCCGAAGCGGATGATCACGAACCTTGATTTCTTCCTCCTCAGACAAAATTCTCCGGTTCTCACTCGACATCGGTATCCTACCCTCTCGCTTCGCCTTCACTCGAACATCAATCTGTTGAATCCTCTGGTAACTAAGACCCATGTACGAGGCTATCTCCCGATACGTCTGGCCCTTGGTCCTACGCGCCTCCACAATACGCTCCTGTTCCGTCAATGAACCATTCCCTACCCGTTCACCTCTGTTGTCATATAAATTAAGCATTCGCACACTCCTCGCAAATATAAGCATCGTGACCCATTCCAAGCGTCACCACCTCGCCGCAATCACACAACCGCGACACCTCACCGTCACCAGAACACTCGTTACATGGCTCTTGGACCTCGTCCAAATAACCAACATCACGACCAAAACCTTGCGGTCGCGCAACCTCGTAAAATACCTGACCCAACCCATCACACTCGGCACACGCATCCATAATCGGCGTCTCCATCGCCTCAATCAAAAGGTTTTTGATCTTACCCATTTTCTCCCTCCACCAACTTATAAATGATAGTTCCTACGTCCTCGTAATCCTCCAGCGTACCCCAGTTCACTTCCATGTCAGTGTAACCAAAGTCCGCGTCCTCGAACCGCATCTTAATCACTGCGTCCAACAACGTCTCCGCAGGCATCGTAAAAGGAACCGCGCCATACTCATTCTCGTACCAACCGTTAAGCTCCCTCATGATCCCCCTCCTTCACATAACAATCATCAATCTCACTGATCGCCATCGCCCCGCCAAAACCATTGTCATGGCGGATCACAATCGCAGGACCTTGAGGCAAATCTTCCCACTTCACATGGTAGCCGTCATTGCCCCAACGAACATCCTCCCCCGCTGCCAAAGCCTGTGTAAGTTCACGCAACTGCATCACTCATCCTCCTCATAATGCGAGGCAAGCTCGTCGTAATCAATCTCACATAAAGCACAGTTCAATATGTCACCAACAAAGCCGTTGACCCGCGATCCACTGTCCTCAATTAAATCCTCAACAATCTGCTCAATGTAAGCAGCAGTGATCTCGTGACCCGCCTCTTGGTCCATGGTTAAGAAATCACCCAACCACAAGTTAACCAACCAAGTCTCTTTATTGCTCCAACCGTTATAAGACATCACACTCTCCCATAAAAAATATTGTGCAAATCAGCAGGCTTGCTACGGTCCAACTTAAACTCCGGTGTGTAATAACCGTGAATGCGACTGCCCTTGAATACAACAATCTCTGTCACCGGACCTTGGTCCTCGAACACCTCACGATTGCGGAAGTACCTCGCCCGTAGGGCCGTGATCGTTTTCAAGGTGGCGCTCAACAGGAC